AGTGTTGTGTATGTTCGCATAGTTTTCGCTCCTAGTGCTTGTTTAAAAGTTTATTATAACATCAATCTACGTAGTAGTCAACCGCTTGCTCTAGCTGCCCCACGTATCCCATCACTTCGCTAAACACAAGGTCCACCTCTGCTAGCTGTCTGCCATCACATGTAGCCTCTGCCAGCATGTCGCCTATCTCTGCCAGCTTTGCAAGTATCTCGTCTCTCATTGTGTGCTCCTTAAAAACTTATTATAACACACAAAGGGCTACAGCGCAAGCAATAACCCTTTGTGCTGTAGGGTTATACAAATTCTATGTTGTCTGTACGCAGTTGTTTTTTAGCTTGTTGTAGTACATAAGCAGTATCTGCTTGTAGTGTTTCGTATGCTAAATCTCCGCTTACATAATTACATTTTGCTTGCGTAGGGAACAAATGTACTACTTCTCCATTATCTTTTACTTTTTGATGTACATTAAAAGCAATAACAATTTTGTAAGTGTCCTTGTTTTTTACATACAGAAGTTTTGCTTTTGCTGTGTTTGCGCTATACACTTTAGACATGCTGTTCCTTTTTGCTGTTTAAGTGTTTATTATAGCGCCTTTTGGCTCGGCCGTCAACCAAAGACCCTGAGGCGAACAGGGTCTTTGTCTAGGTTACACCATCTCTCTGTCCACCATGTCGCTCAGCTCTGCGAACTTTTGCTTGTACTTGTAGACTTGACTCTTGGCTTCGTGTAGTGCTTCGCCGATACAGTCTTCGGCAGTGCCGTCTTTCAGTACTTCACGAGCGTCCTCATAGAGACAGCCGCCCAAATAGTGCGAACCCATCTCAAGCTCTTCAACCATTACACGTACACGCAGCATGAACCAATCCAAGTCGCAGCGATCAACCTTGCGCTCCATGTCTGCGATATCGTAGCAACTGTCATCAAAACAGTCACGCAGGGCAATGTCTTCCCAAGTCTTGTCCACGATGATAGTAAAGCCATCACGCTCGTATGTAGCCAGGTGGTAGTAATCTCGCATTGTCGCTCCTTGTTACTGTTTAAGCCTTAATTATAGCACCAAATAAAGACCCTGTCAACCATAGGGTCTTTACATAGACCAGTAGAGTTCGCTAGATGGATCGCAACTACGGGGAGTGTCGTGTGCGATCTCCACTGCCGCGCCCGTCATCAAGTTCTTGACCCACTTGGTCGTGGGCACATACTCAATGCGGAACTGGTTAAGAGGGTACAAGTATGCCAGCTCCCGCACTTCGCGATCCATTGTGGCTTCGTCCCTGTCCCGCCACACTGTAGTTGAGAACAAGCGCTCGCCAGTCTTAGTACGACGGTCTGCCTTGTAGATGTACATGGTGTAGTCTTGCTTCATACAGTTGCTCCTTGTCGAAATGCTTGCTGAACGCGGGCCACTGCCAAGTTGCTCTTGCCACCGATGTGCCAGTGGTACATGCCTGTTGGAGTGCTATACTCTTTCCAGTCATAGATTGTGGCCACAGTGCCGTCTTCAAACTGTAAGCACCATTCGGCAGTTGTCTTGTCGCCGCTGTCTGTGGGCTCTCCAAACACTTCGACTAATTGGTCGAATCGTGCGGACAAGTAACCCTGCAGACTAGTACCATTAGCATCTGCGTCTGTTTTGAACTTTAGCATAGTTTCGCTCCTATTGCGTTGTTGAAGTGTTTATTATAACAGGTTTTTGTCAGCTTGTCAAGACCCTGCGGAGTGTCCAGCGAGCATCTATTCTGCTGGCGAACCAGCGGCTCAATGCCCTACTGTCGTCCTGTAAGAGTCCGGGCTCAGCACCTGTCTTCCCGCCTCTAAGCATAGTCATATCAGCTCCTCAATAGTGATGGCGTGAGCCTGGGTCGTTGAAGTCTGCGTTATCGGGAGTCCATTCCTCTTCGTCAGCTTCTTCGTCTTCGTCGTAGTCCTCGCCAATCAGCAAGTCGTTAGCAAGACACATGTCTTTGACGTCGTCTTCGCTCATGTAGGCCAAAGCCATCTCTGCCACAGCTTCTGCTGAGATAAGACCTTCGTCCATCATGGCAATCAGTTTGCTAGTATATTCACGCATAAGTTTCGCTCCTTGTTTGTTACTGTAGCCTTAATTATAGCAGGAATCAATGTCCCTGTCAACCAAAGGGTTATTCAACCCCAAAGCTCACATTGACCTCAATGTCTGTTACATCACCAGCCAGGTCGTACTTAATGCCCGTCACAGCCGCGCCGTAGTTAACAATGGCAAGCCGCTGTCTCAGCATACTTTCGAAATCGCTTACCATGTCGCCGATGAGGTCTTCAGTGCTTTCTTTAACGCCACGCAGGGTAGCATTAATGCCGTCACGCGACAAGTCCTCTTGCCCGTCCATGATCATTTCCAAAAAGCCCTCAGTCTGATTAATCAGTGCTGCCTCTACCACAGCGTTAATCAGTTCCCGCTTAGACCACAGCACTTCGTGGGCTTTAAACAGTTGTTCGTTTGCTTTGTTAACTACCACAGTCATATCAGCTCCTTGTTGCGATGTCACTATTATAGCACAATGTAAAGACCCTGTCAACCAAAAGGTCTTTACATGTACTGGTCGTTGAGCTCGGGCTCTATCATTTTGACAAGCTCGCGCTCGTAGGCATAAGCCTCTTTGCGGCCACGTATAACGTCTATGACAGTGTGCGTCCAAGTCATGTCAAGTCCGCCTGTCTTTAAGTATACATAGAGAGCCCACATGCGATTCTCGTTGCGAGCACGGCTCTTGTGCTTGCGCCAGCGCTCTAGCACTGCCTTGTTGACAGTTAGAGAACCCTTGCGTGTCAAGCCCACGTATGAGTCCCCACGCTCACTGGTCATAGCGTAGATAACATAGTTGCTGTCGCTTCGTGCTGTTCGTTTTGTCTTTGTCATGAGTGTATTATAACGTCTTTTGAAAGACCCGTCAAGTCATAAGGTCTTTGGCCGCACTCGACTGTGGCTTTTCTGCCACAGTGTGTTGTTAACTTGCTACATAGTCTTCGGGCACTTCTTCGTCAATAGCGCAACACAAAGCATTAAAAGCGTCTTGTATTTTAGCGTTTTCTTCAAAGTCAGTGTCCACTAACATTTGCAGTTGATATAGCAATGTAAAAATGTGTTGTTTATCGTTTGACATTTTAGCTCCCTTAAAAGCATATTATACTGCATTTTGGTGAAGTCGTCAACTAAAGACCCGACAGCGTGAAGGGTTATCTGACAGCCCGTTTGACAAACTGCTCAAAAGGCGTTATAATTAACTCATGTTCGAACATAGTGGGGGTGGACGGCAAGGCTGGGCGCCGTTTGATCTGTGGACAAGCTGTGGATAACTTTTGAGTTTTGGTGCTGAAAAATCAGGCAGGACTTATCCACAGGTTGCTCACAGCTTGTCCACATGTGAATAACTTTTGAATAAGCTGTGGACAACTATTATCCACAGAGTTATCCACATAGATTACTCTGAATCCTCTACGAATCCCCAGCGCCATTTGGGAAGCGCCTCGAGAACATAATGACTGCCCGCGTCCCAATCCCCGGCCTCAAATACTTGATAATCACATTGGCGTTGATCGTACTTGAAACAGTGTATATGGCCCCTCTCTAGTTCCCTTGATAAGAATACCTGATGAGTGCTGTAAGTCAAGTGAGCAAGGCTTTCGAATTTCATATAGTGTGTTCCATGAGTTGAAAGTGTATAGTGTATATATCACAGTGTGCGTGAGTATTCTATATAGTGTGAAAGATCTATATAGTGACCACAGTGTGAATAGTCTATATAGTGATTCACTGTGTGCGGCGGTTGACTACTGTATAAGGCAGTTGAACACAGCGGACACCGTGCTCTAGAGTGAATTATGGTGAATTATAGTTGTCTATAGTGAATTATAGTGTATCTAGAATAAGGTCACCTTGCGTATAGAGTCAACGAGTGCGGTCGATCAGACTAAAAAGTGTTGAAAAGTGTGATAAAGTGTGAAATTGTGTGAGTGATTCTAGAATATGCGTCAGAATCAAGAATCAGGATACCGTGGCATAGCGTTGAAGATTTTGGTCAAGGGTGGGGCAGAGAGGCATAGTTCAAATACTCTCACAGTGCCACTACGCTACTTGCTCGCAGCGGGGTCTCTTCCCGTATATAGTGTGTCTACCCTAGACCGCGCAGCGGGGTCTCTGTGCGTATAGTGTAGTTTTAGTCAAAACCTCACAGCGGGGTCTTTTCTATATAGTGTATATTGTGCTTGACTGTGTGCTAGGGTGCTCAAAAACGCTTTTTCACGCTGGCTGCTTCGCAGCCTCAGTGTGTTCAAGCGTGTACTCCGTGTATCTTCACACTATACGGATCACTACTACGTGAGTTCTCTACACTATATGAATTGCTACTATATAGATTACTACTGTGTACGTTTGAACTTGCTCGCAGCGGGGTCTATTTGTAAATACTATTACTATGCGTATATGTGTAACTGTTGCCAGTAACAATCCCGTTATTGATGAAATCTATCATTATTGTCAAGTTAATTCAATTACTATGTGTCCTGGCCCCTATGTCTATGTGGGAGACAGCTATTGGACTTGGCGTATTGAGTGTGAGCCCTGTAGAGCTATAACTTGGCTCTTATTACGTTACAGCGACCATCTAGTCATTTATTGATGTCTTCACTGCGGCGTCGGAGTTCTTGATATAGGTTGTAGTCGTTACGGCACAAGCGTACCAATATGCCCATGAGCAAGCCCAAAGTGTATATTCTGCCCTCTGTGTTCAATATTTTGAACAGATAGCCCTTGACTTCATCATCTCTCTTTTGGTTGCTCATACCATATTTAATGCTTGACAAACCATCATTGTATGTGTATAATATACGCATGAGATACTTGTTTATTACTGCTGTTGTCTTTTTAACTGGGTGTGGATCCGTGGACTACTACTCAATCAAAAAGTCCTCCTTGGGTTATAAAAGCTATGATCCCTGCATTCGTTGCGGGGAAACATGGCAACAAATACCCAACTTTGAGCATGAAGCACAGCGTAGAAATTCGTTATGCCGACAGGGCATTGACATTCGCAACAACTGTTATTGAAAGCTATTATGACAGCACAGGCATTTAGAGAAACCACAGCGTGGGCGGAAGGTACAGCAGTCAATCATGTCTATTTGATTGATGGCGATAGCTTTTTGGCCTATATACGTGCGGGCACTACAGAGCCATTTTGGTTCAAGAAGCCCATCAAGTTCAGCCGTACAGGGCGTCGTTTTCAAGCTGTCAACACAGATCCTTTTGGGTCTAGCCTACGTGTGCTCACACCTGTCAATACCCGTGAAGTAGCTGGTAGTGGGGGTAAAACCTATATCATCAATTTGGATGAGGGATCGTGTACCTGCCAGGGCTACACCTTTAGGGGTGTGTGTAAGCATGTCAAGGAGCTCACATGACAGTGACCCGCATCCCCATGATACCGGGCTATCGCATGGCTCGCTTGGCCCTGGGCCAAAATAAGCATCGTTGGTTTGTACGCATTGATTTATGGTTTGTAGGCTATAGGATTACACAATGACACACAAAGATTTTTTGGGCAGACCTTTGGCTGTGGGTGATAGGGTTATTATGATGGCACAGCACAGTCGTGAATTTCGTTTGGCACAGGTTATCAAGCTCACTCCCAAAAAGGTCAAGGTAGCTTGGGCTGAGTATGACTGGGCCACCTATACCACTGAAAGTGCTCGCTTTGTGCGTGTAGAGGGGCCGGACCTAACTTGGTACTTGTTAACCAACACTAAGGCATAACATGGCCACTATACAAGAACTATTGGATCAAGAATGCGCTCTAGCCAATAAGGGCATGGGTCAGCATGAATTTAGAACTATCATCCTGGCTGAAATACGCAGTCGTCGTGGCACAGAGGCACCTGTGTGTTTTGGCGAGGATGACTGTTCAACTACTATACTAAGCCAATGTCCATGGCGTATGGACTGTGGAGGCAGCTATGACTGAATTTGAAATTGCGTTAATCTACATCTTGGGTGTGGCCCAGGGCATCACATGGGCCTATGTACGTTGGGCTCCTGACACAGCCTTCAAACGGGGTGTCATTGATGGGCTAACCCTTAAATTTTTATGGAAACGTCATGACACTAAGTGAATACTTTCAAGCCAATAGGCCCCTGCCCCGATATCAGTTTGGCGATAGGGTAGAGGGTGTATATCAGGGCATACCCTACGTGGGCACAGCCTATACAGACAACATGGTTAGTGAACTAGAGGGGCCCAGGGTCAGCATCCATTTGGATCTACCCATGAAGATTGGCTCGGAATGGGTCAGCTATATCAGGGCTACATACAAAGACATCAAGGGGCTACGTAGATGAACCTCTATATAGTCTATTGGGACACCTTGGGTTTTGAGTGTATTGAAAACCTCAGCGACTGGGACAAGCGAGAAATGTGGGCCACCCTGGGAGGCAGGCCCGCCCCACGACTGCCTGTACACTACTTGATTATGCGGGCCAAGGCCAACCCACAACGTAGGCCTGAAATATGGACGGTGTGGAGCGAGCTTGATCAAGCGGCGCTAGTGGCCTATAGTAAGGAACAACCACAAGAGTTAGCGGATGCCATTAGACGCTTGGGTGAACGAGTTTTTGTAACTGTAAAAGAAAAAGAATTGATAAAATAGTTAATGCTTTCAAAAAAAACTATTTGCGCTTACCCTTGGCGATCAGCTGCCATACGACCCAACGGTGCCACCATACCCTGTTGTAGGTACCCTAACCTTTCCGATCCTGACACATTTGTACACAGTGCTGATCCACGTAACAGCGAACACTGGGTTAAACTAAGATCAGATATGTTGGCGGGACAGCCTGTAGAAGGATGTAACAGTTGTTATCGAGATGAAAATAGCGGGTTAACAAGTCTGCGCCAGCGTAGTCTTTCAAAGTTTGTTCCCATTAAAAATGAAATAGAGCCCTTGGAGCAATTAGAAGTTGCCTTGAGCAATTTATGTAATCTAGCCTGTGTTCATTGTAACAGTTACTTTTCCAGTAAATGGTACAGTGAAGATGTAATAGCAGGGAGAGCCGCCAAATCTGGCGTAACTGAAAATGCCTTCAACTTTGATCATTGGGATTTATCTAACTTAACTGAGTTAAAAATCATTGGCGGTGAGCCGTTTATGGAACAAAAACGATTTATTGACTTGTTAAAAAATCTAAATTTACCAAGCATTAAATTACACATCACTACCAACGGCACTGTATTACCTAATGAAGAACTAAAGACGTTAATCGAATCCTGTAAGACTGTTCATTTGTGCGTCAGCTTGGATGGATTGTACTCCACTAACGACTGGTATAGATGGCCAAGTAAATTCTCCCAAGTAGTTGATAATATGAAATTATATGAATCTTGGTGGAGCAATTACAAAAACATTGTACCCATTGTTCACCATGTTGTCAATGCTGTAAACATTTTTGAACTTGAAGATTTTGTTAAATTTATGGCTAGAGATTTTCCCGTATGGAAAATGGAATGGGATTGGATTCGATGGCCTCATTGGCAGCAATTGTCAGTGTTGCCAACTTCTGTTAAAATGAATTTAATTTCTAAATTTACAACATTAAACTCAGAATATGTAACTAATAACTTTATACCAAATCCTTATAAAGTATCAATTAACAGATTATTGGAACGCCCAACTGATAATTGGTCAACACTAAAAGATCAAATAACAAAAATATCAGCAGAACGAAATTTGAATTTTTTAAAAATGGTGTCATCTTACGAACTAATATGGAATCTAGACGTTGACAAGCCCACGCTTGTATAGTATAATTATTTCACTGAGGGCATTACTGAAATGTCACTATAATAACCTTTTAAGGAAACAACATGATCTCATTGAAAGAATGGATGGAATTGGTTAACTACCGAATTACGGAAGGTAGCAACTATGGCTGGCAGTGCTATGGCAATGATGCCTATACATTAGACAGCTGGGACGGCGAACAAGAAGGCGCCAGCTTTACTGTTATCTTTGACAACAAAACACAGACTGTGTACGAAGTACAGGCACATGACTATGCCAATCAACGTGCCTATCGCAGGATCAACCCTGACTATCTTGAAGCATATACACAAGAAGCCAAACAACGTGCCAGTTGGATGAGCCAAGCATGGGACGATGTTGACTACGTGGATTTGGAAACAGATGACGACTGGCTTGAAAAAGCAGAAGCAATCTTCAATCACGAAGACTACGATACCCGTGTACAGGTGCCAGTTGACTTCTCAGACGAAGATCTACTACAGTACATGAAGATGGCACATGACATGGACATTACCTTCAATCAGTTTGTAGAACGAGCACTGGTCAAGGCCATTGCGGATCACAATCTAGGTAAATTCTCAGAGGATTACGACGAATATATTGGTTAAATAACCTATGCGTTATTTAATATTATTTTTAGCCCTCATCACCGGGTCTGTTCACGCAGAACCCAGTGTTTTCGTTTTTAATCAAAGCAAACACACTGCCTTGGTTAATCAAAATACTGACCGAGTTAGGCCCATTGCCAGCATTACCAAGTTAATGACTGCTTTGGTAGCTGTGGAGTCTGGATTGAGTTTGGAAAGTAGAACACAGCTGATCAATCGATGGACTACTGTGTTGCCCAAACGTACCTACACTAGACTGGAATTGCTAACAGCCATGTTAGTACGCAGTGATAACAGTGCCGCTGAAAGTCTAGCACATGATTATCCTGGAGGCAGAACAGCCTTCATTGCGGCCATGAACACTAGAGCCAGTCAATTGGGCATGACACATACTCGTTTTGAAGATGCTAGTGGGCTCAGTAATAATAATGTAAGTACTGCAAGGGATTTGGTTAACCTTCTTGAGCAGGTACACAGAGTTGACATTATTAAAGATATCAGCACTAGAACTCATAGCAGTGTCATAACGGAAAACAAAAAGCGAACCACAGAGATAGCCTTTAACAATACCAACAGGATTGTACTTACTGAATTCAAAAATATTCAAATCAGTAAGACTGGTTTGACTACTCCTGCAGGTTGGTGTGTCAGTATGGTGGTAGAAGAACTGGGCCAAACACACTACATTGTGGTTTTAGGCTATCAAACTAAACAGGCCAGGCTTGACAAAGTCAAATACATAATGTATAATCATATCATGGGTAAACTCTATTAACATGAAGTATGAAAAAAATCTATTACGAAAAAGTTGGACGCAGATATAAACCTGTTGCGGAATATGACAGCACCTACATGGATAGCTTTCCCAAAGGCAATCACCTTGTCATGTGCTATCCAGGCGGTACCAGTCGAAGATTTAACATTGAGCCAAACTATGCTGCCATGATTGCGGCTGGCCGTGTTGCTGAAGATGTAATCAGTAAGGCTGTGGTCAAGGCCAGTGAGATGCGCCCGCACAAAAAGCCTATCACTGAGAAACAACGCAAGGCTTGGGAAAACTTGGCCAAGGCCTTTGGTGACGAACGTTACTACGTTGAGATTCCCAGTGCTAGAGAAATTGCCGAGGAAGGTGTCAAGGCCATGATGGCGGAAGCTGAACAGCTACTAGAGAATCCAAGTGTGCGTAGAGCATTTGAACGTTTTCAATTAGTTTGTCAACTCACGCAGGATCACACGGTTGGCAGTTGACATTGTTATTCTAAATAGAAAAGCAGACGATGTTATGAACATAGTGCGTTCATTAAGGGATCAAGGTTTGACACAGGGTGTTGACTTTGACTTTGCTTATAGGCAAGCAACCTTTGATCCTATCACTGGACATTCAGTTACGGATAGACATACTGTGTTTACCTTTTACACAGAAAAGTACGCCACATTATTTGCTTTAAAATGGTCATGACAACACTAGAAAATCAAATGCTAGAACGGGCGTCATCAGAGATAGCCCGAGCAATAGATAAAGAATTATTAGATGACCTTATGATTGATGTATTAACTAAGGAAGGCTGGACAGTGACTACCATGAACCCGGCGTTTGAACCACCACTGACTCGGTTGAGTAATGGAGAGTGGTACAGTGAAACAGCAGAATGGATTCACATCAATGCCAAGAGCGATTACAAATTGTTAAACGGCCAATGGGTGTTTAAAGATCCTAAAGATGCCATGTGGTTTACATTAAGGTGGAGTTAATGGAATACTTTTACAGCGGCGGAGGCAACAACCTTCCGGACTTTACCTATCGATTCTTAGTCAAGAAGATTACTGATGACATGTATGACTGGTGCGGTAACTATCCGTTAGACGGACCTTTTGAACGCTGGCACATTATACACAACTACTATGAAAGCTCCGCCTTGAGAGTCGATAGAGGAGACAGCCCTGAAACTCCGCTTATTCAGTTTGAAAGTCGCAAGGCAGCTTACATGTTTCGCATTGCCTTTAGTGAATACATTATAGAAAACAAAACATACAGCTTTGCCAAACAGCATCTTGAAGAAGGATTTAAATGAAAACACGATTGAGAAAACTTGTAAGACAACACAACTGGCAAGTAGTCGAAGTGTCACGGACTAACTTGTATAACCTCTTTGAAAGCAATGGCGGCGAATGGGGCGAAATGGCACAGTACAAAGAAGTGCGAGCTTGGTGTGCTAAAACATTTCCCAAAGGATCTTGGGAAGCCAGTTTAGGCAAGTACGGCAAGAAGTTTGTGTTCAAAGAAGACAAACATGCAATGCTATTCAAACTCAAATGGTCATGACCAATCACGAGCAAGAAGCATTTGAAGCTATGGTAAATCAATACACAAACAAAGGCCGTAACGCCTACCAACGGCTTATAGACGACATACAACAACGTCCTGTTGAAGCATTAATCTGCTCCGAAGGCACAGTCTATGGCAGTAGATACTATACAGTACAGCCCGAAGGCGGCAACTGGTTAGACATGGAAGTATGGTGCTTGGATACGTTTGGTGAAACTGGTAGTATATGGAGTGAGACTAAGAATCTAACACCCGAGCCACTAAAGCGATGGTACATGAACAATCGTAAGTTTTGGTTTAAAGAACAAAAAGATCGTGATTGGTTTATACTAAAATGGAACTAGTGAACAACAATCGAATAACGTTTAATAATACACGATATCATCTTAACGGCATTATGGAACAGTGGTGTCGTGACACTATAGGTGAAGGCAAATGGATAGGCGAGCCCTGCCCTAAAGACTGGACAGGCTTGCCCGACTGGACAATACACAGTATGTTTGGCAATACCACATTTGCTTTTAAACACGCAAGACATTATACTTGGTTTATACTAAGGTGGAACTAATGGCCTACAACTACAAAGATTATCTACAACATCCGTATTTTTTGAAAGACGAGCATAACAGTGAAGAATACTTTCAGAACAAGTTTGAATGCCGTATCGAAGACAGTAAAGAATATCGTCATTATGTAAGACAAATGCCTTACTATAAATGGGACGGCCGAGAACCATACAACATAGAAACTCAAGTAGTGCCTATGAAGTCCATACACTTAACCAGTGATAATCTAAAAAGATTAATAGCAGAGCAAGAACACATGAAGTACCTTCAAAAAGATGCTGAAGAAGGCAAACGAGTATGGCAGCGAGAACGTGAAGACAGCGTCGTTCGTAGTCGAAATCCCGCAGTGGAAAAAGCATACCGCAACTATCAGATGTTATTGGAGTTAGCACGATGAAAATGAAAACATGTGAAGTGGGAATGTTTAGACTTCCTGGTATAGTTATTGAAGCAGATGAAGATGAGACTATTTCCGAAGAGCGATTAAAAGAAATGGAAGATTGGTGTAACAGCGAGTTTGGTAAAGGTATGCGTATGACTGAGAGACTGTTTAGTTTTCGTAAAGCTAGTCAACGAGATTGGTTTATTCTACGGTGGAGTGGCGAGGAATGAAAGTTGTAGATTTGACAAATATTCGTACCTACGAAACTCGCAAAGCAATTGATTGGTTGTCTAAAACATTTGGACCTCCAGGCAGTCGTTGGAAACTCAAAGCATTGGCACAGGTAGAGTTTACCAAAGACAGAGACGCAACATTATTTTTATTACATTGGGGATGATATGATTAAAGGAATAACACCTAGTCGGTATATTACAGTAAGTGGCGGCAGTCCAAGTAATCCCTACATCAGCCCAGGTGCAGTAGGTTCAGGCATGATGCGATACAATGGCAACATGAACTGTATCGAAATCAATGATGGTAACATGTGGAAACAACTAGAGTCGAGTTATGCCACGGTTGAACTAAATGTAGAAGCTCAGGCTATCTTAGATTGGGCAAAAAGGAAAATGGCAGAGGAACAACAACTAGATGAGTTATGTAAAAAATACCCAGGACTCGGCAAAGCTAGAGGCAATTTCGAAACCTTCAAGAGATTGGTTGAGTCTACAGAAAACTTACCCGAATCAGTTCAATCTAGTCCATGATAAAGTTGTGGAAGTTAAGACTGTAGTCGTACACCGTTTTAAGATGGGCGATGTCGACGACCCAGATCTCTATGCCGCACAACCTTTATACGAGTGGGAACAAAGCGAAATGGGGCAATGGGTCATGAGTCATGCCGTAGATCAACCCGAGTGGCGCCGCAATATGAACATCAGTCTTTACGGTTATGAGTACGTCATTGTTGCCAAACTGACTGCTAGAGATTATACATTTTGGCAGCTAAAATGGGGCAACGGACATTGACATAGTATAGAATTGACAGTAAAATAAATACTGAAAAGGACAATTATGGAACAAGTTACAATAGGATCAAAGTGGACTACCAGAGAAGGTAGTCATTTCGTAGTCAACGACATCGTAGTTGACCAACGAGGTACTTGGGTCCATTATAATCGCTACGGCTCAGATAGACAGTATAATTGTTTAATTGAAGCATTCATCAATCGTTTTGTTAAGGACATAAACAGTGGATATTATTGAAGTATTATTGTTGTGGGGTGGCGGCTTCATGCTGGGCTATTGGTTTGCCAATTACAGATTGATAGCTAGACTATTGAGTAATCCAGATGGTGTAATCAAACTACTGGAAAAATACAAACGAGAAGACTTGATGGCAGAAGAAGCAGACGAAGCAGGTGCTACACCACTTAGAGTTGAACGTCATGCCAACGTGCTTTATTTGTTTAATGCTGACACAAATGAATTCCTTGCTCAGGGCACTACGTTACAAGAAGCCTTGGAAATAGTCAAAAAACGATTCCCCTATACTAACTTCAAAGGACACATGTCTAAAGAAGAAGCCGATGCTTTGGGTGTTAAAATCTAAACTATTTTACCGTTTTGCTTGATTTGCTATTGTGTATAGTTTATACTAGTAGAACGTTAGCGAGTAAAGCTAACACTAACAAGGAAACTTAAACATGAAATTCATTAACAAAGAAACTAAGACATTCAAACTTTTCGACGCATTGTACAATGGCGAGAAGGTTACCCAATCAGACGCAACCAAGCGTTTTGGTATCAAGAACATTGCTGCAGAAGCTAGCCGTATCCGTCACAATGGTTACGCAGTTTATGCCAAGAGCCGTGTTGCTGGTAACGGTGTTAAAGTTACTGAATATGAAATGGGCAAGCCAAGCCGTGAAATCGTTGCTCTTGGCTACAAAGCCAAGCAAATGGGTATCACACTTTAATCGTTAAAGTTTGATAATCAAAGGCTACTTAGGTAGCCTTTTTTGTTGACTAAAATTCCTATAGACCGTATAATAGCCATATGCGAGATGGACTACGGTTCGTGTTGCTAACTCAAACTTATAGGAAAAATTTATGAAAATCAAAAATCAACGTGCCCTAACACGACTGTTGGGCAAGTATAAAATCGCATTCGACGCCAAACCAGGTTTTATCGATATGCGTACAATGAGCAAGAACTTCACACATGGAGTCATTCCGTGGAAAGACATTGAAGATCTAAACAACGCTATCATTGGTTCAAGCCCAGTTACTCCAAACACTGTCGATCCAAGAGCCACCAAAGGCTACACACTTGAATTAGGATGGGAACTGATGAGTCAGTTCGGTATCCTTAGCGAGATCCAACGAGACTTAATCCCAGCACATATTTACGGAATCGAATTTGAATTTGACGCTAGAAAAATTAGTGTTATCCTAGCTATGGAAGATCCTGTAACAGGAATGATTTGTCCATTCGACGGACATCATACTGCTAGAGCAATTAGCCGACAAGGATGGACACATGCTCCTTGTTTTGTTCTTCGCGCACCTGCTGACATGATTAAAAAGGATCCCATGGAAGCTCGTAAGTATCTTATGAGAATCGCAGGCGAAGCATTCCTTAGCATTAACCTTACACACAAGAAAGGTGTTTCTGGTTACGATGCGTTCACTATTAAAGTAAGTTACGGCGACCCTGCCGCTATTGCTGTAGACAACATTTTGACAGCTAATAACTGTAGGGCAGTACGCATTGCCAAAGACCCTGGCAACATCAGTCACTATCCTAATCTGTGGGGTTCATACGAACTGTTTGACAGCACTAAAAATAAAGGTCGCTACTTAGATTTAGCGTTAGACTTCCATACTGCCACTTGGCCTTTGGAACAAGTCTACGGTGCTACTATGATTGGTTTGGCTAACTTCTTTCACAAATGCGAAAAAGCCAAAGTCACACTGGATCAACAGTTCTTCGATGACCTTGGAACAGCACTTAAGAACACTTACAAACTTAGTAAGTTTACGCACGAAGGATACAAGGCCTGTTACGAACGTGCTCATCCTTACGGCAGCGCAGGCGACGACTTGATTGTTACCTGTGGTTTTGTACATACTTATAACAAACACGTAGGTAAAGTCACACTGTACACACCAGAACTTCAATTTAAGGTCAAGTGATGATAGACTACGTATTTTATATTAAAGGCAGTCCTTTAGGCAATACTGCCTATAAGATTGGCATCAGTGCTCTTAAACATATTGGTAGCCGACTTGGTACATATCAAAACACATATGGTCCAACATATGAAGAACGTTTTGAACAAGTGTGGGTTGGTACTGAACAAGAAGTACGTGAACTAGAAAGACTGCTTAAAATTAAATTTAGACACAACATGGCTGGCCGCACAAGAGGTTATACCGAATGGGTAAAGAATCTTTCCTATACTGAATTGTTTACCGAAGTAGAAGCTACAATTAAAGGACTAGGGCTTGACATTGTCATACCTGAAGGTGTTACCAAGTTGTTTGAACATGACATTGAAAAGCTAACGCAGACTTATCTTGTAGAAGCAGATAGTTGACAAATTACAAATTTATTGTATAATAGTTACTATGGGCAAACACGAAAGAGACTGGGCTGAAGAAGCCGAACTAGCAGTTACTGATGGACTTAATGGTCTGCCAGTATCTGTACACATACAACAGATTGTCGACGGCATTCGAAATAAGATAGCCGCAGACAATCCTAACGATCCGCTAGTCCGTGCTGAATGGAGCGGTGGCAATAACTACAAAGACCCTGGCGATGTTCATGTGATATTGGCTAGTGGTCGTAAAGAACGAGTTGAACTCAAGATGAGTAAGACTGGCGGTAGTGGCACAGCCAAGAACCTTGGAGCCAAGACTTTTTATAAAAGTGTGTCTAAAAACATACTGCCTTATCTAGAGTTTGAAGAGTCTTACAAGCTACAACGCTACTCACTTATAGAATCCTTAATTGGACGCAAACTTAAGACCGCTACAGACTATTGTACTGAGCTTAGGAAGTTTCCAAGAAAAGGCGATGTACATACTCAAATAGCCAACATCACTAAGCCCGGCCAAACAGCCTACGCACAATATGCGGCTAAAGAATTGAACAACTATCTTACAGAAGTAAATAGTTTAGTGGGACGTATTCTAAATGTAACAGGTGCTGAAACACCTAAGCAAGATATATCCTACTGTGTAGTACAACATTTCGAAACTGATTATCAAACTGTTGAGTTTTACAACTTTGCTGACATGGATAGAACAATCGCCAAGATTGCGGCATCGGGTCAGAGTATTAAGTTTTACAATGCTAATGGTAAGGATGTAATTCGATTTAGTGTAACTTGGAAGAACATCTGTCAAGGAGGCGCTACAGCCTGCTTCAATGTTTTTATAGGCAACGCATTTATTAAATAAGGCAAAATTATGTTTCCATATATCGGCGGCAAAGCGCATCATGTAGGTTGGATGGATCCATTGTTCCCACATCAGTTCGGCACGTTTGTTGAAGTGTTTGGTGGAGCAGGATGGGTCAGTGTAAAGAGTCCAAAAGTAGCAACAGCTACAACTAGAGTCTATAATGACTTTAATCCCCTGTTGGCTAATGTTTACGAATGTTTAAGAACAGACCCTGCGGCAGTACTGGCCAAGATGACTGCTACGCCTAAGAGTGATGTCGCATTGTATCGACAATACCAACAGGAACTGTTTGGTCAATTGGATTGGACTAAGGTTACACTAGGTGACATCGACTTGGCTGTAAAGTATTTGTATCTACAAACACAAGTGTTCGCAGGTACACCACTAAGCACAACTAATGTTCCTTACTTTACCGAAACTAAAGCTGGAGGCAAGTATCCCAGCAAGTACGATACACTACGTAAGAAGTTAGCCAACGACACTATTACAGATAGACTTAAAGAGATTACAGGTGTTGAACAAATGGACTGTATTGACCTGATTAAGAAGTATGACAGTCCTGACACATTCTTTTATGTTGATCCTCCTTACTACAATATGGAGTTCTATTACAGTAAAGACTTTCCTAGAGAGAAGCACGAGGAACTAGCCAACACACTGGCCAATATCAAAGGCAAGTTTGCTCTTAGCTATTACGACTTTGATGACCTAAAAGTATTCTATCCAGAAGATAAGTTTACTTGGCATAGACAAAGTGTCTATCGCAGTGCCGCAACTAGAAGCGGCAACAACAAAGATTACAAAACTAAAAGCAAAGGCACAGAAATTCTTATTATGAATTACACGCCTACACCTGCGATCAAACAACCGAAAGTAAAAAAGGTAGCACTACCTAAAGCATTGTTTACAACAGTATGAAAATCTTAGTAACGGGCCATGAAGGATTTATTGGCCGCAACATGATGAGTTGGTTACATCAGCAAGGACATGATGTAACAGGATGGGAATGGATTCACAACGACTTTCCTGATGTCAAACCTTACGACTGGGTTGTACATCTTGGAGCAATAGCAGACGTTTCCAATACAGACGTTGACCTTGTACTAAAACAAAACTTTGAATTCAGTCAAGAGCTATTCACTGCCTGTCAGTACAATGGTGTAAACTTACAGTATGCCAGCAGTAGCACAGTCTACGGACAAACCAAAGACTTTAGTGAGTTTGCTCCTTGTCATCCACAAACTCCGTATGCTTGGAGCAAGTATCTATTTGACCGCTGGGTATTTCAGCAACAGCCCACTATCATGGTCCAGGGCTTTCGTTACTTCAATGTCTACGGCAAGTGGATGCACCTACGCGGCCGTCGTGCCAATGCTATCTACAAGTGGCGCCAACAAGCACGTAAAGAAGGCAAGATCACTGTATGGGAAAATGCCGAACATGTCTACAGAGATTGGACATGGGTGGGCGATGTATGTAAACTACACACGGACTTTATGACCACTGTTAATGGTAGCGGCATCTGGAATGTGGGTAGCGGACTCCCGCACTCGTTTCTAGATATTGCCGAATACATCGCGGAACAAGAAGGTGTAGAGCTTGAATATGAGCCAGTTCCGCAACAAGAACTACAACGTTTTCGTAGCAAAACCTGTGCGGATCTTAAACATCTAAAAGAAACTATAGGTAAACGGCCTTGGCTAAATGTATATGAATGGCTTGATCTTGAAAGCTAATAAATACATACATGAAAGTCCGTGATATAATAACAGAAAAAGCCAGCGAAGAACTATGTAAAAGTGCTAGATCTAACGCAGATTTAGGTGCTAGCAATCTTGCCAGCTGTAAAAGCCAAGGCTGGAGATCCCGCGAAGGCAACAAAAGCCATTTGATAGGACATGGCAAAAGCAGTGTCCGCATTACTGTTGGCGGCAAAAAGATTAAAGGGAAAGCCTACGGTGGACCTTTGCCAGATTACGGCACAAGGAAAGGCCAATGAGATTCAACGAATTCAAGGTAGTTCTTAAAGAAGACGCTGCTAAGTTTTATACTATAGGTGACAGTCATGCTGTAGCTGTGGCTACAGCAGGTGGCAAAGATTGGACTAACTTAGCCATAGGCGGTAGAAGTAGTACTGATAGCGCCATGTTGGCAAATATTGCTAAAGTGCCAAAGGGTGCTACAGTATTGGTTTCGCAAGGCGCAAATGACACCGCTAATGCTGCTCGTGCTCATATGGACAGCCAAGGTAAAAGACCTTTAAGACCAGCTAAAGATATTGCTGCCAATGTTGCCAATGTAGTTAACAAAGTACAGGCGCAAGGCGCCACTGTAATTTTTATGCTGTTTCCAAACGGCCCTGGACGCGGTGCAGGCCTAGCCAAATATTACGGCGGCGACTATCAAGAAGAAGTTAGAGATGCTATCAAAGCTGCTATCGATGTTGAAATTATTGATATTAATGGCAAACCATTAACAGACGGTGTTCATGCCACAATGGGCGTGTATAAAGATGTTGCTAACCAAGTTAAAGCCAAAGCTGGTATCACACTCGGTCCTGCTGGTGCTACACCTGGCGCCCCAGCAACTAAAGACAAACAGGGTCAAGGTGCTAGTCCAACTGCTCTAGTATTAGATGTACCAACTAGTCGCCGTAGTCCTGCCGTTAGAGATGTACAACAGGCACTAATGGCACTGGGTTATCCGTTGCCTAAACATGGAGCAGACGGTATCCGTGGTCCAGAGACACGAGCAGCCGTTGAAAAGTTTCAACGTGACAACAACTTAACAGTTGATGGCGATCCTGGACCTGAAACAGTTGGAAAACTAAATGCGATATTAAAGTCTAAACCAGAAGTGGCCAAGAAGATAACAAAGAGTACTACCGCTGATGTGAAACCAAGCAGACTAGCTAGTTCTGGAACTGGTGATGTTGGCGAGTTGTTAAAGAGTGATGATCCTAAGGTTCAAGAAGCAAGAAAGTCTGCTGAAAAATATCTCGGTAGAAAGATGTCTGACGAAGAATGGACAGCTTTAATTAAAGTTACAGGCGCTGAAGAAGGATCAGTCGAAGGACTTGGTTGGGTAATGGCTGCTATTTTAAATCGTGTTAACAAGGGAACTTGGGGCGACACAGTAATGAGTGTAGTCGAAGCACCATTCCAGTTTGAGCCTGTTACAGGTCCTACAGGAAGAGGCGCTAGTAGATTAAGTAGTCTGCCTATTGTTCGACTTAACCAGATAGCAAACGCAGCGACGACTGTACTACCAAGTGTTCCAAAGAACATTGTTAATTTTACTTCTAACATTGATGCCGCATACAAAGGCAGAAGCTCTATCAGTTATAGAGATAAACTGCTAGCAAGAGGCGGCGAAGTAAAAGGTCAGAGTGTGTTCTCTGCTTAAACTAAAAAGTTAAATATTTCATGAACCTAACAGGTAATTTATTAATCGCGCCTCCTAAAGTACGTGGCAGCTTCTGGGAAAAATCTACTATATTTTTAACAGAACACCATGCCCGCGGAGCAGTGGGATTAGTGCTTAACAAGCCTAGCCAAATGTCTATATCAGAGTTTGCTAGTCAGCACAATGTTAACTTAGACGTCAAAGGCTTTGTTCATGTGGGCGGCCCGGTTAATGTTAAAGCATTAACTATGCTACATAGCAGTGAATGGAGTTGTAGTAATACACTGAGAGTGAATGAGCATTTCAGTTTGAGTTCAAGTGCTGATATATTAACCAATTTGGCCATGGGAAATGTGCCAAAACGTTGGCGTATGTTTGTAGGGCTGTGCGGTTGGACAGCCGGCCAATTGGAAAATGAACTACAGGGTAATCCTCCCTATAGACACGACAGCAGTTGGCTAATAGCTACAGCCAATCATGAAATAGTATTTGGTTTGGACAGCCAAACACAATGGACCGAAGCAATTGAGCATTCAGGATCCGAATTCGCACAATCAATACTTGATTAAATACAAAGAAGACTGTATAATACAGTATTCGCAACAACTTAATGGATATTCAAAATGTCAGACACGCTCGTACTCAACGCCGATGGCGCACCAGTCAGCTTTCTGCCAATTTCTACAGTAGACTGGCAGGAAGCCATTAGATACATGGTCTTAGATAAGGCCCATGTACTAGCTTGGCACGACGATTGGATCGTACACAGTGCTAATTGGGAAACTCCTGTGCCTAGCATCATCATGTTGAAAGACTACATGAAGGCCAAGACTACTGTTAGATTCTCTAGAAGCAACGTGTATCTCCGTGACTCGTACATCTGTGCCTACTGTGAAAAACACTTACAGAAGAAAGACTGTACGTTGGACCACGTTATGCCCACCAGCAAAGGCGGTAAAACTACCTTTGATAATACTGTTACGGCTTGCGGAACTTGTAACGCCAACAAAGGCGCAAGTACCAAGATGAAGCCTAGATACAAGCCATACAAGCCAGACTTCTATGAACTGGTCAACAAGCGTAAGAAGTTGCCATTCAACGTCAAACACGAAAGTTGGTTGGAGTA